TTCCCATCCAAAATACTTGACCATCTGCATATACTACAGCGTGCTGTCCAATACATCCACAGTTAGAACCTACTTGTCTTATTGAAAATGTAAACGGTGGACCCACGAACTGCATGACGTATGCAGCAGTGTCAGTCAAAATTAAATTATAATCTTTACCAGATACTGCAGCAACAATTTTGTTACCTGTATCTAATCTGAAAGTACCAGCGGTATTTGTTGAAGTAGGTAGATAAGTGTTAAAATCTTCTTGATTCGAAAATCTTATAAACATAGGATCTTGTGTAGACGTACTTCCAATCGTTGTTTCAGTTCCGAAGTGGACTACGTGTCTATCTCTATCAGAAACAATTGTAAGTCTAGAAGCAGTTGGAGCTCCTGTCATTAAGGTTGCTCTTGTTTGTAAAGGACTTGCAGCACCAGCGTTCCAAGTAAATGTCTTACCGTCTTTAATAGTTGCAATTAATATTTGTCCAAAATTATCCAATGACCATGATCCAGGGTCTAGAACAACTTGACTTGATGTAGTTTGATTACCCCAGCCAACAGTTCCCCAAGTACTTGTACCCCAACCATAACCGTATGTTTGAATGGTAGGGCCTATTTCTTCATACGGATTTATAGAAGCACCACCAGCACTAGACATCCCTGTTCCTGTTTCTGTTGTAGGCATCGTAATTGTAAATGAATTTGTAGCAACTGTTACTACTTCAAAAGCTACATCAGTGAAATCTGTTGTGTTATATCTTGTTACCGTTGATTGCCTTACTGCAGTTGTATCTGCATGAGATACAGCAGTCGTTCCGTTTGTTCCTCTAGTACATCCCGTTAAATCATTTGTCGATTTACCAGTGTAAGTTATTATTTCATCTTCAATTCTTATTGATCCTGATGTAGAAAAAGAAGAAGCATCAGTGAGAGTTATTGTAGTTACCGAATCATTTATTCCACCATTTAAGGTTGTAGTAGCACCTGGAACTGTTACAGACGATAGAGTAATATATGTTCCTGCTGTTAAATTATGAGATGCTTTGTTTACAGTTACAGTTGCTGAAGCATTTGTTGAAGTAAATGTAGCTCCTGTAATAGCTGTTGCTAAAGGTGTAATATCATAGAAAGCATCTTCGTAATAAATGTATAATGCTTTTGAAGTTCCTAATGCAGCATACTTTCTACCTTCTAAATCATTCCAACAGTGTTGCGCTCTAGCAGGACCAGAGATAGTAGTCTGTCCAATTGCTTCAAAGCCACCTATTTTTTCTGGTTGACCATATCTAAATCTTACAAAATCACTATCTATCCATTGACCCTCAGCACCTGATGGTGTATCTGATTTATTAAGTCCTGGTCTTATCTGAACATTTGTTAAAGGCATAATGTATTTTACACCATTTTATAGTTTCTTCCAAGTAGACGGAGAAGGTATGTTATGTTCTGATTTTATACCTTCTTTCATAGTCAACATAATATCTCCTGATATTGATATACGGGGTTCGTCCTTATTGTTTTGTCCTGTTTCATGAAATATTGATGATGGAAATATAACTATGTTACCTGTTGCTGCAGGATACTCAGCTTTTGCAAAATTACTATTATCCCATTTTGTAAAATAAGGTTCTCTTCTAGGCACATTTAAACCTACCTTTATTAGTGCGTCATCTAAAAAAAATAAATTACCCTGTTCTTCTGCTAGAGGATAATACACAAAAGAATAATGACTACTCATATGTTTATGGTAAGAAATAAATTGATCCTTACTTGATAAGGTAGCCCATGATTTTGTAATATGAACATCAAATAAATCCATATTGTAGTTCACAGTTTTTAAAAAATTTATAATTTCTTTACCTATTTCTTGGTAAATATTTTTAAACCTCTTATCTAAATGTAAATTGTCATCTATGGATTGTAATTCATTTGGTTTTATATCAGTCGTTCTTGCATATTGAGAATTTGTTGGAACTATATCTTTTATAATTATAGGAACAATTTTTTTATTTAATTTTTTAAAATTTTGAATTGAGTTTATGTAAATGGCATGACCAAACCATTTTGTTATATTAGCCATCAAGTTTTCCTTGGTAATCAAACCAAATATAACTATTTAGTTTTGATAATAATTTTTCCATATCATTATCTTTTACCATATAAACCCATGTTTCTGTACAAAAATCTTTAATGGCCTCATATCTATGATGTCCATCTATAAGTTTATTGTTATTTACAACTAAGGGACACAACAAACCATTTTGTTTAATGTCTACTTCTAGTTGATCTATTAATTCTTGGTTATTATTTATTTGATTAGGTTTAATATCTTTTATCTTAATAGGTTTAAGTATAGAGTAAAATACTATTTTTCTAGGTTTTAATAACACTAATTTACTTTTAAGAATCTATATCTTATCTCACCACTACCACCATTTGCACCACTTGTTCTACCACCGCCTGAAACTTGTGCGGCTCCACCTCCACCTCCTGATCCTCTTGTACCTGCAGATCCGTTTGTTCCAGAACCTGAAGATGAACCTCCTGATCCACCTGCGATATTTCCATCATAGGATGCAGCTCCATTTGATCCACCAATTCTACAGTTATCTCCACCACAGTTTCCGTTGTTGCCTCCTACAGCACCATTACCAGATGAGTTAAAAGTTCCGTCAGGGCCTGATGTGTTAGTAGTTACTGCTTTGGATGTTCCATCAGTATCTCTAAAATTACCTGAAGTTATTGCTGTGCCACTTATCGTTGCGCTACCCGCAGTTCCTGCTGTGTTAGTTCTTAAAGGCCCTTGAACACCACCTCCTGTACCACTTGATCCTCCACCACCTGTAAGTGAAAATAAACTTCCAGCACTAGATCCTGACAAAGTTGTAGTTCCTCCCCCAGTTGCATTTACTGGATGTCCAAAATTACTTGATTGATTACCTGCTGAGCCAGCTGAACCAATAGCGTATGTTAATGTTTCACCACCTGTAACAGAAAAAATTTTATCTGAAATAAATCCTCCAGATCCACCTCCAGCACCTGCTGATTCACCCCCAGCTTTATCGTAAGATGCTCCAGCTACACCTCCACCTCCTGCACCAACTGCTGCCTGGATATGTATTGCATTTGCTTGATCGGGAACAACAAAAGTTCCTGAACCCGATGATAAGGTTGCCATAGCTGTTGCTTCAAAAGCACTAAATACTAATTTCCAATCTCCAGAAACTTTGCCATATACTTCATCTACTTCTTGCCAAGTTCCTGATACTTTAGCATATACTTCATCTGCTTCTTGGAAAGTCCCTGAAACTTTACCGTAAGTATTAGCCATTTAAATTCCTATGTTGAATATTTAAACCATATATCACCATCATTACCACCAGATGGAGAAGATGTACTTATTGTAAACTTTCTTGCAAGTTTAGAAGCGGATACCGCATCATTTACAATTTGAGCTGTGTTTACAGCGTCATCAGCAACTTTGGCGTTGGTCACAGCGTCGTCAACAAGTTGTGCTGTGTTCACTGCATCATCCGCAACTTTGGCGTTGGTCACTGCATCATCCGCAATTTGTGCAGTTCCTATAGTACCGCCTAAAGTATCTAAAGATACTTCATTTAAATTTGTACCGTCTGAATAAGCTGCATATATTTTTTGTGCATCAGGAGAAAAACCAGTTCCACTAGCTGTTTTGATTGTTAAGTTTGTAGGATTAGTAACTCCTGTACAATCAAATATATAAAATTTTTCTATACTATCTGGTATCGTACAAACTGTGCTTGAACCAGCTGTAATAGTTGCAAACTTAATAATCATATTTCTTGCATTAGAAAGAGCTGCATTACTCATTACAAGTGCAGTAGTCCCCCCAGAAGATAAAGTTATTTGTTCAAAACCAGCGATTGCTTGTTGTATTAAATTTAAATTTGTATTTGTTTTAGTCCCCCATGTACCAGCGTTTTCACCAGTAGCCATAAGTTCTAGTTTTAAATCTGTCGAAAATGTTGAAGCCATGCGAGTATTATATCCTTTCTAAGCTGCTATATCAACCTCTGTCCACGTGTTAGAAACTCCTTTACTTACTTCAGTCCAAGTGTTTGAAACACCAGGGTCTACATTAGACCAAGCTGTAATTAGTGGGGTATTAATTGCAGTTGTTAATTGAATTCCAGTTACATCAACTTCTACACTTGGAACTAAGACTGCTGTGCCTATAGCTGTAGTAGCAGATATACCAGTTACATCTACAGGTGTATTAATATCTATTGTTTCGTTTCCAACCACTATAGAAGCTGATATTCCAGTTACATCTACATTTGCATTAGCTGTTGTAGTTACAGAACCTGATGAGGTTTGAATTTGACTACCTGTAACATCTACTTGAGCTCCAATACCAATTGTACTTGAACCTATGGATGTAGTAGCTTGATTACCACTTAGTGTTACATTTGCATCTCCAGTTACATTTTCGTTACCTATATTTAATGTTAATTGAGATCCTGTAACATCTACATTTGCATTAGCTTGTACCGTTGATGATCCAACGGCCATGGTCATGTCATGCTCGGTTACTACTACAGATACATTACCATCAGCTGTTATAGAAAATGTTCCTAAAGTTGTAGTTAATTGTGATCCAGTGACTGATACAATTGCATCTCCTGTAGCAGTTTCATTACCTATATTTAATGTAAGTTGAGATCCTGTTACATCTACTGGAGTATCTAACGCTACAGTAATAGAACCTATATTTGATGTTAATTGAATACCTGATACATCTACAATTGCATTACCCGTTGTATTTTCATTACCAATATTTGTAGTTAGCTGAGAACCTGTTACAGCTACATTTACATTAGTCCCTCCAAGAGAGGCTATCGGTGACTGTGATATGGCGGTTATACCAAGCAATTTTAACTCCTAATATTAAAAGGAGACAGTGTGGTGATTGGTGGTGACACTGCCTCCATCTAATATCATATCATTGTTTAACCAATGAGGAAAGACCAAGATAAGGTCTTTTATGCAATCTTTTTAAAAACTATATTCAAATTCATTCTAAATTTATCTTGTTTTGGTGCTATGCCCTTATGTAATAAAGTGCTGTTAAATATTTTTACTTGAGATTCATTGTCTTTGTAAAATCTATTATTAATGTTAGTGCCCCCGTCAGTTGTGTGTAAATTATAAATTATTGAATAAAAATCATTATCTCTCATGTCTTTATGGAAAGACGAAATATTATCCGTTGTATAAAAATTCCAAAAAAACCTTTGCAATTGCCCTTTCCAATTTATTTTGTCCATGGTCATTTGCCAAATTAAATTTGCAAATACATTTAATGGTGTGTTTAAATTGATCAAATCATTAGTTTCTGCATTATAGGTCATAACTGTTAAACCTCTATTGATGCCTTTTTCTATTTCTAATAAGTGATTTATATGATTTTCATGTCCTAAAAACCAATGATGATTGGTCAACAATTTTATTATTTGAATATTGTTATTTGTAGGTATATTTAAATTTAAAATCTTTACTTTCATTACCTCTTAAACCATGAAGGAAGACCAAGGTGGGGCCGTTTATCAAACATATTTTCTTTTGCACCTGGAGTTTTACGATTATTATAATGTAGAAAAACTTGCACGCATTCTTTACCTTTAAATTTTTTTCTCCAATGTTCGAGCTCACATCCAGAATAGACCAACATGTCTCCTGGTTTCAAATCTACTTTAATACCTTTCTTACCAACTTCTCCAGATGGCTCTAGATATATAGGCCAATCATCGCCACCTAAATTCATTGTTGTAGATATCTCACAACTAAATCTATCTTTATGTCTTTTGAGTTCATCACCTTTTTTATAAATTCTTGCATAAGTATAAGCTGGGTACAATTTTAATCCTGTTGCTTTTTCCATATCTG